GGTCGTAGCCCAACTGGTAAGTGTATCGGATGGCACAGTCTATCTGAAGAAGATTTTCAAAAGAAAAAGAACAACTGGGATCTCACCGAATATAAAAAGCAAGCCGCAGAGTTATGGAACGATAGCTGCACTAGTGGAAGATCATAATAATGTCAAGAACACTGTTTATCGGCGATAGTCATACTTGCGGATACGAAAGCTTTCCAGATAGGTCTTACACTATGTGGAATAAAAATAATTACGCAGTGATTTATCACGAAATCAACGATAAAGACACACTAATTTACGCAGAGTCAGGTGCTCCGTTTCGTGCGTTTGTAGATTGGTTAAAAACAATGCTTACGAAGTATGATGACATCGACGAAGTTTTTATTAATATTCCGCCCTTCAATAGATTTATTCTTGCCTGGGACGATCTTTCTGATCCGGAATCGATTCCTAAAGACCACTTTATGTATGCCATGGATCCGCCTGACTCGAAACTACAAAGATTCTTCGACGAGACTGTTAACAATAATCGACTACAGCTTTTTCAAAAAAGCATCAGCGACGACTACGATAAATTTCCAATACTCGAGTTTAGTCAAAGAGATGGACTAACTAGTCCTGATATTAGAAAATCTTCTTTTATGGAGATCAAATTATTTTTTGATATGAATACATATTTAGAAAAGAGGGATTTTCTAAATGCTATCTATACTTGGGATAACATCTGCGCCGATCACGGTGTTCCTCTTTATCTTTTCAGCTTCCGAGATCGAATGAAATTTCCAACGTATAACGACTATTACGGAAAATTAAAGACGACTACGATCTCTCCTTATACTGTTGAAAGTTTTTTTAGAAAGAAAAATATCGATCATTCTAGATATCTTTTACAGGACATGGATCATTATAACGAAGACTATCATAAACTAATTGCTGATTTATTTTTACCTTGGTTAAAAAATCAAAAATCCTAATCGCGGGAGACAGCTTCTCAACAGTATGGCCCGATACCAGCGGCAGTTGGGTAGATTTGCTATCTAACGATTTTATAATAGATAATCTATCTCAGGCAGGAATAGGCGAATATAAAATATTAAAACAAATTAAATCAACAGATACATCAAAATATAATGCTGTAATCGTAAGTCACACCAGTCCTAGTAGAATTCATACTAGAAATAACCCGTTACATAAAAATGGTTTACATAAAGATTGCGATTTAATCTATACTGATTTGGAAAAAAGATTTGATTGGTTTAACGAAAATCTGCGTATATCTAAAAAGTTTTTTGAATATCACTACGACGACGAATATCAGATTGATATATACAATCTCATAAGAGAAGAAATAAAAAAAACTATAAAAACAAGATATATTAGTATTTCTCATGTTGGCATAGCTTCGTCATTATCTATAGAAAAGGACCATATCGATTTTTCTAATTTATGGTTAAAAAATCGAGGAAACATAAATCACTACAATCGAGATGGTAACCAAATAATTTATAAAACAATTAAAGAAGCGTTAAATGAACGAAATTAATGTTCCGTGGAAAGGTCAGAATAATGTTTGGTGGAACGAGACTTGTGCTCGGATCGTAGACCACTTTGGACTACCAGGAGACCGTTATCGAACTGAAGTTAGTACAGAATCTATGAAATTCATCTTTAACAATGAAAAAGGTGCTTTCATGTGTCAAATGATGATAAGTGAAGAATTATGAAAGAACGTGTACTTATTCTTGTATTATTACTGGCGGCTGTGGTCGTGCTGATTATTTCCGATTTTGGTAATCAACCTAAAGTGTACGATTGCAGACTAGCAGAGTGGCATCCTGATATTCCCAAGGAGGTACGTGAAGAATGCCGCAAGCTAAAGAACGAAATTAACAATCAACTCCGAGAAAAAAATAAAATTTATATATGAAAAGTTGGGTTTTAGAAGTAAAAGAAGATATCGATTCCGGAGATTGCTACATTGAATTTCCCGATGAAGTTTTAAAAGAATCTGGTTTTAAGATTGGAGATGAATTATTCTGGATCGATAACAAAGACGGTTCTTTTACATTAATAAAAGAACCATTGACAACTATGATAAAAAAAGCGTATAATATTAACTATGGAAAAAATTAAATTAGCAGAATTATTTTACAGCATACAAGGCGAAGGCCGGTATATGGGTGTCCCTTCTGTATTCATGAGGACTTTTGGTTGTAACTTTAAATGTGCTGGGTTTGGAATGCCTAAAGGCGAAAACACCAAAGAAGTAGAACCGATCGCAGCCAACGTTCATCTTTATGAAAAATACGAAGACCTACCATTAGTATCGACAGGTTGTGATAGTTACGCTTCGTGGCATCCTGCTTTTAAGCATCTTAGTCCTTTTTACAGCCCGGAAGAAATCGCCGAAAATATAATGAAAATACTTCCTTACAAACGTTGGGAAGACGAACATCTTGTTATCACTGGCGGCGAGCCTCTTCTCAAATGGCAAAATCTTTATCCGGATCTATTAAGCCATCCTACAATGGTCGGTCTCAAAGAACTTACATTCGAAACAAATGGCACCCAAGAACTGACTAAGGAATTTAAACACTTTTTACTAGATTGGGTATTAAATCCCAAATGGGGTAAAAGAGGTCACGATTCGTTGACTTTTTCTGTTAGTGCTAAACTTAGCTGTAGCGGAGAGGCACGTGACGTAGCTATCCGTCCGGATGTTGTCTGTGGTTATCAAGAAGTCGGCTATACCTATCTTAAGTTTGTCATTGCTACTGAAGAAGATGCCGAAGAAGCATTAGAAACATTAGACATTTATCGGGCAGAAGGTTTCCAGGGTCCTTGTTATCTAATGCCTGTGGGTGGTGTTGAAAGTGTCTATACGTTGAACAATCGTCGAGTAGCAGAATTAGCGATGAAAAACGGATTGAGGTACAGTGATAGACTCCAGGTTCCCTTATTTAAGAACGCTTGGAATACATAATAAAAATGCCCCATTTATTCTTAAAAAGTATAAATACTTTAAATGAATGGGGCACTATTATGACAAATCCTACTAACAAATATTCTGAAGAATCCTTTAAGAAAAAAGTAATGGAAAAAATACCTTCTATTATTGATATTACGGAATACAAAGGAGTAGACTTTAAACTTAAAGTACATTGTACTCACGGTATAAATGAAAGAAGAGGCTGGAGTGTTTTAAATGGAAAGTACTGTTGTCGTAAAGAATATTATGACAGCGGTAACATGTGGAAAAGTAGAACTAATACTTTAGAAGAGTTAAAAGAAAGTGCTTTAACATATAGAAAAAATATTGATGTTTCTGAATCTTATATAGATACTTCAGGTAGGTACAAAAGGTTAGAAAACATAAAATGTACCTTACATAATATTTTTTATAGTAGCATTGCCAAACAAAAAATAGGACAATGTCCAGAATGCTATAAAGAAGATAATCTTAAAAAACTAAAAAAAGCACAAGAAATATCGCACAGAAGTCGATCTGTAGGAAGTTTTGTATCTAAATCAGAAACTAAATGGTTAGATGAGTTAGGAGTTAAAGATAGACAATTTTGGCTTGAGGATGTAAAATATAAAGTAGATGGGTACGATTCTAAAACCAATACAGTATACCTATATCATGGAAGATTTTGGCACGGTTGTAAAGAAACATACGATCCAGAAATGATACATCCTATTGTGAAAATTCCTATGAAAGATTTATATGAGAGAACTATGTATTACGAAAACAAAATAAAAGAAGCTGGATATAACCTAGTAGTAAAGTGGGGAACTTAATGAAAAAATTATTGAAAAAATTAATAGGGCTAGATAAAGTCGAATCAGCTAAAGCAGAAGCAGAGGCTTTACTCGAGGAAACTTCTAGAAAACTAGAAGAAGCTAAAAAACAGGCCGAAGAAGCCCAGGAAAAAGAAGAACAGGCCAAATTATCACCAAAAGAACGTGCCACACGCAAAAAAGAAGCATGGGTGGGAGTATTAAATACACATATAAACAAAGATAATGTTAGGAACGGATTTTTCGAACTTGACTGGAATGAATACTTTGTGTTACAATTAAAGCAAGAGGGCTACGGCACTGACGGTGATTTAGACGAAGAAATCGTAGATCGTTGGTTTAGAGAACTCTGTGCTAATGTTGTAGTGGACGGTGATTACGGCGGTGCTGTAAATACTGGTGTTATAGACATACAGACAGTGAAAAGAAACAATACATGACATATATTTTAGTCGATACGGCTAATACATTTTTTCGTGCAAGACACGTTATCAACGGCGATGCTGATATTAAACTCGGTATGGCCTTTCACATTACATTAAACTCTATTCGAAAAGCATGGCAGCAGTTTAACGGTAGTCATGTTATTTTCTGCTTAGAGGGCCGTTCTTGGCGCAAAGATTTTTACGAGCCATATAAGCGAAATCGTTCAGATGCTCGTGCTGCACATAATGAACGCGAGCAAGAAGAAGAGCGTGTATTCTGGGAAGCATTTGATACATTTAAAGATTTTATCAAAGATAAAACCAACTGTACAGTTTTACAACATCCCCAGCTTGAAGCCGACGATCTTATCGCAGGTTGGATCCAAAGTCATCCGAACGATGACCATGTTATTATTAGTACAGATACAGACTTCGTTCAACTCATTGCTCCTAATGTAAAACAATATAACGGAGTTATGGAATGTACCATTACACACGAAGGTTATTTCGATGATAAAGGAAAATCGATCATCGATAAGAAAACAAAAGAACCTAAAGCTGCTCCTGACCCCGAATGGTTACTTTTCGAAAAGTGTATGCGTGGTGACACTAGCGATAACGTGTTCTCTGCATATCCGGGTGTACGGACTAAAGGCACATCCAAAAAAGTTGGCCTCACTGAAGCGTTTGAAGATAGAAAGTCAAAAGGCTTCGCGTGGAATAATCTTATGCTACAACGTTGGACTGACCACGAAGGCAAGGAACATCGTGTCCTAGAAGATTACGAACGCAATCGTCGATTGATCGATCTTAGCCATCAACCGGATCATATTAAAGAAATTATTGCCACTGCGATTGCTGAGGCAACTATAATGAATAAAAATGTAGGCCAGGTAGGAGTGAAATTGATGAAATTCTGCGGTCTATACGATCTAAAGAAAATTTCCGAACAGGCACAAAGTTATGCGGAGCCATTAAATGCTAGATACCAAAATGAAAGTATGTCCTTATGAAGAAACTTGCGATTCAAAAAAAGTAAATTGTATGGAGAGATCTATGACACATCTACATGCCAAGCCAGTAATCGATAATAAATTTTGGATTGTTGAAAAAGACGGAGAAAAATTTGCTACTTTAAGAAAAGACGAAGAAGACAGATTTGTGTTAAGCAACGAATCCGGGATACAGATTTACGATAATAAAACAGATTTAACTAAGCGATTCGGTAAAGATTTCTTTATAGCAAGAATTGTTAAAGAATCTTCAGATGCTGTTCCTCTCGAAGTTCACGGATATCCTTCCAGCTGCTTACCCCATAATGCTATGTTCGACATTCGAAAAAAACTTCCCTTGTTCACTAAAAGTGAAGACTCGAAGAGTCTTTATTGTGCCGGTTATTACATTATCAGATTTGATAAGGGTTGGGTAAAGAGTTTCTGTCCAAAATTAATCACTCTACAAAGATACGAATATCAAGGTCCGTTTAAAACAGAACTAGAAATGAAACAAAGGTTATCCAATGTCTCAAAATAATATTCCCAATACTCTTCCTACCGTAGAAAAATTAATACAACGAATTGCCGTAGCTGAAAAAAGTCAACAAAAAGAAATCCGTATAACTATACAAGAAGCGAGAGATCTTACTGCCGAATTAGCGATTCTAACAGCTAAATTAGGAAAAACAGTTCAAGATATCCATACAACCTTGGCAAAAATACAAGATTCCACAGCTAAAATAGATGTTAAGTTTGACGGGGGCGGGTTCTAAAAGAATAAATATATACGTGGTTAATTAGGAACACGTATATAATGAGTAGACCAAAACCTAAGATTATTTTAGAACATGTCAACAAAGAAACCTTTAAGGTTGAGCAAATACTTGACAGTGAAGCTATTTGGGCAGTTTTCTATAAAGGAAAACCATTCAATCTAAAAAGTGGAAGTATCGCTGTTAGTTATCCTGGCCCTAAATATAAAAAAGTGTCATTTAGTAATCCCGGACATGCTCACAATCTTGCTAAAAAATTAAATAAACTTTTCAAAACAAATGACTTTGCCGTATATAAATTAACACAGGGCGAAGAACTAAAATAATATGGATAAAAAGAATACCCTTACCGCGGTATTCTTGAAAGAAGCCGGTAAGTCATTAGACGAATTCAATCAAGCCAAAAATTCTTGGTGGTGGAATTATCGAAGGAAAGATTCTGGGGGATTGCGTCTCACCGAAGAAGGATTTAATTTTATAATTGAAAATACCGAGGTAAGAAATTATAAAATAGACTTTCCAAAAGATTTTAAAATGACTCCGCAAGTTTTAATTTATCTAGATCGATTTATCGAAAGTCCGTATTACGTTGAAAAATCTTCAATAACTGTATTTGAAGAAAAGACAGCCTTAGAGCTTTATCTGTTTTCGGGAGACGTTAAAAAGCTAGGATATACCAAAGCATTAAACAAAAGATTAAATCAAGAATTATCAACCTAAGTTAACTACGTAGTAAATAACAATATGAAAGAAATAAACGCTTTAGAGTTATTGGGAGAAAGAAAAGTTGATTTTCTTCCACTTCATTTTTCTAAATTTAAACTTTCTGATAAAGATTTTTTTATTGAAAATATCGAAAATTGGATAAGATCGAAATTAAGAGGAAGATACTTTTTAAAAAAATTCCCCAGTATCTCAAGCGACGGTAAATTGAAAAATTCGCTATTTGTAGGTTTCGAAAATCAAAGCGAACTTACACATTTCATTTTAGCTTGTCCACATTTAAGGAGAAATTAATGTCTGAAGAACAAAAAGTTGAAAACACTCAACCGCAATCAACTGCCAGTGAGCAACCAGCAGGTCCAGATTTAAATATCAACGACTTAATGGCTGTTAGAAGTATTGTCGAAGTTGCTAGTCAACGAGGAGCATTTAAAGCTGCCGAACTAGAATCAGTTGGTAAAATTTATAATAAATTAAACAATTTTTTAGAGCAAGTAACTAAGAAGGATCAATAATGAAACCATTAAAGCATATAGGAAGATTAAAAAATAACGGAGCGAAAGTATTGGTGGCCTTTAGAGTACTACCCGGAGAAACTAACTACGCTCTAGTTATTCCTGTAGCTTCTCTATCTGCTGAAGATCACGATTCCATCATGAAAGTTGTAGAGTCTGACCAAGCACAAGATGCTTACGAATTAGGTGAAATTTTATTCACTAGAACATTTTCCGACGGCAGACCGATGTTACAGGCTCTTAAAAGTGATAATGTTTTGATTAAAATCACAACTGATTCTGTAGTAATGACTCCTACAACAACCAATGAAGTTCAGCTAGATCAATTAAACGTCCTAATCGCTGAACAAAAGAATTGTGCTGTAGACGATCTGCCGTTTTTTGTTTCTGGAGCTAAGGGTAGTAATTTTGAAGTAGAAGAAGCAGCAAAAGGTCGAGATATCGGAGAACCGTCTAACGCACCTGTACCCGCTGATACAATAGACACAACAATCAAGGCTCCTGCGAACGAAGCATTATCCGATAAGGATATTGCCAAAGGATTGAGAAGCCAGGCCGATGCTTTATATAAAGAAGCAGCTAGATTAAGGAAGCAAGCAGAAGACTTAGATCCTACTAAAAAAGTTTCAAAGGTAAAAGATTCGGTTGATGCCTAAACCATTGTTCAGGCCGCCCAGACACCTAGTCCAAGAATGGCCGGAAGTATTCGAAGACTTATATATGAATACAATGCCGGTGGCTTATTTAGATTTCATTATATTGGAATTTAACGACGGTCGTGTCTGGGAAATCGATATTAAAGAACAGGCCAAAGAAAATGATAACGACAAAATAGCCGATCAGTTAGTCGAGACATTTCAAGAATATAGAGACGATATTAAAAAAATAGATTTTAAACTAGACATAGAAAAATTAAGAAAAGATATAGAAAATCAGACTAAAAATTATTTGTAAGATTTACAATAATTATAAAATTTTTCCATTTCGGGGAACGTTTCTAAAAAATTCGTTCCCCGTCTCTTATCGTGTTCATCTACAAAAGCAACAAAATCTTTTCTGTTTATTATATCCTGTGTAGATAACTCTTTCTCTAGACTTTCTTGAAATAAAGTTTTAATTCTTTGAATTTTATGAATTTCTAAATTCTCATATCCCCAAGGCAATACAGAACTTTTTTTCATAATTTCAATTTGTTGATTTATAAATGATAGAAATTCTTCATTTAAAATTTTAACATTCTGGTGAGGCGGATTATTTAAATACGGTATATCTAAATAAACTGCTTTTTTATCTTTATCAGCTTTGCTTCTAATATAAGCAAACTGTTTAAACAATAAGACATCTTCTAAAAATAAGTCAAAACTTGTGACACTTAGTGCATTATAAGTCGACATTATAATAATTTTAGAATTAGGAACTTCTGCTAGAAATTTTAAAAAATTATTTTTCCAACTTGTATAATCTAGACCAAATCTTATATATTCTGCAGATTTTCCGTAGCCTTCACAACTAGTATAAAGCGTAAATGCTTTAAGACATTTATTAGTTTCGATAATCTTAATTTTTTCTATAAACTTTAAATAGATATCGTCAGGGACACACAAATTAGAGTTAATGCTTAATTCTAATTTAGTATTCGGATTTTGTATAACATAGTCTAACACCTTAAATGTATTTTTATCTAGCAGTGGTTCTCCGCCTGTGATTCTAAAATGCTGAACTTCTTTATATAGATCGGGCCACCATTTCCAAAATGCTTCGACATAGGGATTTTCTTCCCTATGAAGTATAGGCATTTTATTTTGTTTTTTTACCCAATCAAGATTATTATATAATGTAGAAGTTGGATAGCCACCGTATCGTTGTACTTCTTCCATCCACTGACTGCTTACTGACGGCATGCAATAACTACATTTAAAGTTACAAACGTTAGAAAAACTTATCTCAACATAGGCAGGACTAAAATCTGTATCAGCGGAAGATTCGGCTATTTGTTGATAAAACGGCCAAGACCAATCTTCGCCACTTTTTAAAATTCTATCACTAAATTCATTTTTATTACCTAGGTCTTCAATATTCCAACAATAGT